GCATTTGCTGCTCCGCCATCTGTACCAATTACATCATCGGCTGTACCACCTGATGCTAGACCACCATGTAAATCAACCAATATTGTGGTTATAATATCACCACCAATTTTATTTATGAATGTATTAATAGCGTCATCTGCAATACCAGAACCATGTGCGTTTGGAGTTACGTTAAAAATTGTAGCGGCTGTACCTAAACTTGCGTTATTAGCACCAGTCGTTGTACCTGCGGCTACGATATTGTCTCTACCAGAAGTCGCAACCTTCTGAACCTCTAAGACACCACCACTTGAAGCAACAATATGCTCTGTTTGGACTCCAGTTGTAGCATTTTCTGAGATAGTTTTAAGCCCATTCTTAGAACGGACTGCACCTGCGAATGTTGTATTAGCCATGTAAATTCTCCTGTCTTGGCTGTTGTCAGTCACACAATGCGACTGTCAGGTTAATTTAGTATAAAGTAAAAAGGGGCGACCCGCAAGCCACCCCTTAATATTATTTAGTTAAGCTCCTGGGGAACCGAAGATCCCTAGTGGGTCTGATACACCGAAAGAGTATCTTTCTCTAGCCTTGTATCTGCTGTTACCTGTATCAAAGTCAGCATCCATAGATGTTGCCATTGGACTACGTGTAAAATGCTTCATTCCGTTAGGTACGTCAGTTAACAAGAAGAAAGCATCTGTGTCAGTCAGATAGTGGTTTATAGTGTAACCCTCTGGGACAGAACCATTATTGCGTAGTGCATTAACGTCGTTGTCCGCAGTTCCTACTCTACCTTCAGTTTCTAACAATCTAGTTGCCACAAACTGTAGATTCGGTGGGATAACCAACTTACGAGGTTTAGCCGCGATCAAAAGACCACGCTCGTCAGTCCAACCTGCTATTTGTATAACAGCCGCTTCTAAAGAAGTTTCGTTAAGATCGGCAGGTGTGGAAGGTTCGTTAGAGTTAGTACCACCACTTACCAATGGGTGCGCAGTAGAACAAAGTTCCACTCCATCTCCGTAGGTAGTGCCTGAGTCAAAAGCATTGTTTAAGATAGCCGCTGCTTTGACTTGTTTGGTGTACGCCATCGCACGAGCAAGCGCTTTGGTATAACGAGATGATAAAGAATCATACAAGTTATCTTCGATTGCTTCCTCAGTGATTGCGAAGCCCATCGCTACTGTTTCGTGTGTGTAGCGAGAGGTAAAAGCTTCCTGTGCATTGTCATAAGAGATGGCGGAACCTTCGTCTTTGACTGGTGCGGCAGAAAAGCCTGATAGTTTAGTTTCTTCTTCAAAAGAACGATCAGAGGTCTCTGATTCAAAGATCTCCCCATGTTCCTCCCCGTACTTAGCATATTCCAAACCGAATAGTGCATTAAGACCAGGAAGTAGTTCTTTAAGAAGTTGCGCTCTAGATATTGCCATTGTCTATACCTCCTACAGTCCAACTGGGTTACGATAAGCGTGTCCACCGATGAACACGTTACTACCATTGTCAGTATGTGTGCTGTATATGACAAGAACTTCTTGAAAGGTATCGCTACCTGTCGCTGTAGTGTCAACCACATCAATAATTTGGAATGGTAGTGTTGAAGTTGTAGCAACAGTGTTGTTGATAGCTAACTTACCTCGCCCATTAGTAGTATTTAATGTATTACTAATAATTGAAGCTTTGTTACCAATCACAGTTCTTCCCAATGTTGCCATTGTCGTACCTGAAGAGCAAATAGCTGCTTTAAGTATGATGTCTGGATCATCAACAACAGTCGCATGAATATCACTAGCAACGATGCTGCCAGGATATTGATTGTTGAATGTTAGCTGACTAGTATTAGGGTCAGTATAGGAACAACCCATAAAAACACCTAATGTTCCAGTTGCTGGGAAAGCAGTTGTACTTCCGTCACGTTCAATAGTTCCGTCGTTTACACGCTTTACTAAGTCGCCTTTTCCGATAGCTGTGCCGTAGTTGCTAGCTATCTTCATTTGTCGAGTAGCGCCAGTGTAAGGACGACCACCAATCAAACCAACGGGTACTAGCCCATAAGGGGCATCGATAGTTGGATAAGCCATGAAAATAGTCTCCTAAATTAAAATTAATTGCCTTTGCCAAAAGTGACCTTAGACTTCCGTTCGTTAAATAACGGCATTCTAGGGTCGTTTTCTCGCATGAAGTTGTTGTCAACTGAGTTCATTTGGTTATCCGTCTGCTGTTTATAGTAGTCGGTACGTTCATCAACCAGTTCAACTGGAGCCTTACAGAGCATTAAACCACCTATGACAACGTTATCTGCAAATCGTTCGTTCTCTACAGTAACTAATGTTATCTCAGGATGATCCGCTGCTTTCACAGGTTCCCAACCTTCACGTATTTTTGAAGAAACATTAGTGGCATCTACTTGTCCTTGAGTGCTTGTCCGTATCCAACGGTACGCATATCCTGGCTCTGGCGTAGGTGAAGGTAAAACTTCTGGGCGCTGCCATGCCTTTTTACGTGTTGTTTTAGTACGAGTTTCAAGTTCTCTATTGATTCTGTTCTCAGCCATTATTCTTTCCTCATTTCTTCTGCAACCTTTTGGGCGTATAATTCAATCGGCACTCCGAGCCGTTTCGCGATGGCGACTTGTGTTTGCGTTAGCTTTACCTTTTTGGGTGCTACGCTCCGCGTTGCGGGTGCAACCACATTAGCCTGTTTTTTAGGCTTTTCAGCCTCTGGTTCTGCAACCTCCTCAAAGTTATCTGGGAAGAGTTGCCGCATACGAGTATCTATTGCCTCGTAGTATTCATCACTCTGCAGGTCTATGCCCTGCTTTGCGAGTTTGTTATGTAAGCCTAGTGCCAGACTGGTCATCTCGTCGTCTGTACCAAACCATGTATTTTTCTTAGCCCAATCCTGCGCTCGTTTATCTACAACAGGAGCAGATTTAAGCTCTTCTTTACTTTTTACAGGATCTTCTGCTGTCTGTAAAGAAGGTAATTTAACATTATTTAACCTATCAGTCTTAATCTTAGCATTAGTTAAACTTTCTTGTGCGGCTAATACAGCTTCTGCATCACCTGCCTCATACGCTGTTCTGTATGCGTTTTTAGCTTGTTCTAACTCAACTTCTGCTGTTTTCTTAGCTTGTTCAACAAGAGCTGTCTGATTCTTGTTAACGCTACCTTTTAGTTTATCATTCTCATCTTGAATAGATTTTACATACCGTTCAAGCTCTTCACGTTCTCTTAAGGCTGTTTCTTTCGCCCTACGTTCATCGTGATAACCTTTACTAAAATGTTGAATCCGCTTACGAACTTTTTCAGAATAATCTTCAAGCTCCTCATCCGTAACTTCTTCAGGTGGCTCGGAAGGTTTTTTATTTCTATCAGCCTTCGGTACATCATCGACAACTTCGACTTCAAAGTTAGCTTCAGGAGTAGCCTTCTTGATTCCTTTATCGTCTGCTCCACTTGTTTCTGGTTCATCTTTCTTTTCTTTCTTACCTGATAAATCAATCTCCACAGCACTAGAATCTTCGACTTCTATCTGTGGTTTTACATCATCGTCTGGAAAGTTATACTCTACTTTTTGAAATGCCATTTATTGCTCCTATGCTCTCGCTACACCGCGAGGATCTGCCACTACAGCCTCTATTGAATCATCGTTCATCAAACGATACTCTTTACCTGCTACCTTAAATCGTGTTCCACTATTAGCTCTGAACATGACAAAGTCACCTTCTTTACACCATGCGCCATCAGGAAACCGTTCTTTGTCCTGATATGCTCCTGCTCCCATATCTACTACGAGTCCCATAATAGACATTATATAGTCATGGTGCATCTCCTTGTCTGTCTTCAAAACACTGGTATCCGCATATGTTTTCTCTATTTCAGGTAATGCTACCAATACTCTATACCCTACAGGTCTTGGTAGTTGTTGATCTAATTCGCTATCACTTAGTTGTACTACTTCAGTCATCGTCACCTTCCAATTGTTTGCGCGAGAGGTCTTGTATGTGTGTTATGCTAGATCTTAGACCTCGTATCAATCCAACAATTTCCCTATAATTTGCATAATCTTTTGCTGATCCTGCATTTAGGAAATCCTGTGCAGAAGCCATATCGGCTTCGATTTTGTCAATTAGCACGTCATAGACGGTTTTAGCCATTAATTACCTTTCTGTAGTTTAGCCGCTTCTATCATAGCGTCTGCTTTATCTTTCTTCTGTTTACGTTCCTGTTCAGCTTGTTCTAAAGCCACGTCAGCCTTATCTTTCTCAGCTTTACGTTGTACTTCCTGTGCTTTAATTTGCAACTCTGCCTGTTGCATTTGCACTATAGGATCTTGAGCTTTCTGCTGTGCCTGTTGTTGAGCTGCCTGTTGCATATGTGCTTGTGCTAAATCTTTACCTGCTTGGGCAACTAGTCTTGACAAGTTAACCTCTATCTCTTCAGGTAACTCTTCGTTTGGTAGAGGTAATTCTACTCCAAGTCGCTCCTCTATATCTTTTCTGTACTTATATCCAAGATGTTCAGCTATATGAGCTTGCAAAGATGCCATGATTTGTTTTGCCTGTGGGTTCTGTCCTATCATTTGAGCAATCATAGGATCTTGCATAAACGCCATGTGTGTCTCTATGTGCGCATCTTGGTCTTGGTATATAAAGGCTTTCATGGGTTTGCCCTGCAAGGCTGCCATATTTTCACTTATTGGATCAACGGGTTTCATATCATCTTTTATTGGTACAATTTTATCTGCGTTCTTTACCCCAAGAACTTCTATCATCTGCCTATGTAACTGGGGTAGATCGTATATCTGTGGCGCAGATTGAGACATTTGAAACACGGCTTGGTGCTGCACCACTCTCTGTGCCATAGTAGAACTATTTGGATCGGACACAGGGATAACGTCAATCATAGCATAATCGGATTGTTTAGCCCCAACCTCTCCTCTTGCAGGTTGGTAGTCATATTCTATAGGAGCATACTCAGCCATTAGTTTTTTCAACAACTTAAACTCTTGTTTCATAGCGTAGTGAACACGTGCCTGTACAGCCGCCATAGGTTTCAGAGTTCTTTCTAGTAACGCAAGAGTTGTCCCCACAGGAGCATTAGCTGACATGTCCGATATATTCATATCGCTTATGGCTCCGAGTCTACGCCCCTCTGCTGTTATATCTTTGAGTAGAGCTAACAATACCTGACTAGGTTCTTTGTAGGGCAGTGGCATAATATTATCACGTATACTGCCTGATGGTACGTCTACATCTCTAAAAGACCCAGGTTCTATAGGCGTATCATCACCTTTTATACGTAACCCTCTAGCCTTCAACCCACCTGGAAGGTTTGCCAATGTACCTGCGTCTACAAGCTGACGTATTATAGATGTACCTGCTTTAGCGTACCCACCGATAATATGTATCAACCCAAGACCATAAAACCCAAACCCTGGAGTATACACATAATGTACAAAATGCTGACGTTTTAACATCAACTCATCATCAGGGTTCCAGTTACGTCGTATTGATAATACTTTATATGACCCTCGTTCTACAGATACTATATATGGTTTTGCAATTTCATTATCAGAATCATCGACACCCTCTATAACCAAGTCAGCGTGTATCTCATATATGCTATAGCGGTCATCGTCTGTAAGAGAATATCCACCTTCTTCGGCTTTTCTCTTCTCTATATCACTGTGGTATGCCTGTGGCTCTCCAAGATCCACATCTACATAAAACTGATTAGCCTGTAACTTCTTTAACTCATTTTTTGTTTTGCGCATAACATGCGTCACACGCTCCGCTGTTTCTATATGCGATGCACCATAAGGAACTATGACATCCTCTGCGGGTACGAACACAGCGACCTGCCGCCCTAAATTAGGGTCATAGTACACCTTCTTAAACCCAGACCCTGCCAAACCAAGATTATATAGGAGCCGTTCGTGTTCAGATCGGTACTCTACCATATTCTCTGTTAACTGATAATTCATGTCAGATTTGACACGCTCAGAAGCTTCCATTTTATCTCTAGTCTCTTGCCCTAACATCTTAGTCTTTACAGGTCCTTGCGCAGGGAATGTCTCACTCATGGTTTCTGCTTGGAAACGAATAGCGGCTTCAGCTAATACAGAAGAATACACACCACAAGCGCCTTCCCACGGTTCAGTGCGTTCCTCATACCTAAATCCTAATACATCAAGACCGTTGACAAATGTATCCGCCCACTCTTTTCGACTGTCTAAATCAGAGTCTATATGTCCTAACAACTCATCAGCTATCGTACCAAGCTGGTCATCATCCATAGATTCAGCCAAGTTCTCATCAAATGCCCCTGTGCCAACACCTTCCGCGTCAGGGACTATGGTGATCTCCATACTACCATCATCTAGTGTAACCATATCTGGGTTGACAACTTCTATCTCCAGTTGTTCAGTTTCTTCTTCCTCTATACCTGTAGGAGCTTGAAATAGTCCTTTTTCTACTGCCATAATTATGCCTTTCCAAGTGTGGCTATGCCGCCTTCTGACATACCAATTAAATTTTTAAATCTTTCAAAAAGAGACCTTTCTTTAGGAGCTACCCCTGTTGGACCCACTCTAGCACGTCTAACTGCTGCATCATCATAAGGTCTATAAACAACAGGTGCGGCTAATGGGGGATCTCCTCTCTCCGCTAATGCCTTCCCCGCTAACTCCTCTAAAATATCTACTTTGTCTTTATACATAGACTTTATATCTTCATCTCTAAACTGAGCATAAGCTGGTCCTCGAAATATTCTTGGGTCCATATTCATGTTTTTTACAAACTCTTGGTCTATTATACCTAATAAGTCATCTTCATTATATGGTGTAAGTTGACTTTCAAGTTCAGGGTTTATTTTTTGTAGTTCATCTATAGCAAAATGTCCGACTTCATGCCCTAAAACAGATTTAGGTATATCTTGTGCGGTGCGAAGCGCATCACTATCTTTTCCCTTTACCAATTTGTCTAGAAGCTTATCGCTAAATTTAGGTGTATTATCATAAGTTATCTGAGGAAGGAGACCTGACTCTTCAGGAAAAAGGTCTTTCATTAAATCGTCATCGTAGTATAGTCCTTTTACCGTAGTCCCATAATATGATGGATTTTCTTTTAACTGTTTTATTCTAGTTAGAGTATTATTATATGTTCGTGTAAATGAAGCTGCTTTACTATCAGGTACTCCTACACCTCCCTCTTTAGTAGCATCATTATAGTAATTCCTCATTTTTTCTAACCCCGCTTCAAGCTGTTCAATCTCATGTTTAGCTCCTGCGGCTTGTGTCTTTGTGGGAGTTTTGTCTAACTTCTCAGTTATCATCTTCCCATAATCCCCACCAGTAATATCTTCAATTATGTTAAACCCTAGTCGTCGTAAATTACTATCTCCAATAATGGGTTGCATACCCGCCCTATATTCTATATCTCCTAAACTCCTAAACTTATAGGGAACATTATCTCCTGAATAATCAGCTAACTCATCTGGCTTTCTAGGAGGTATACGAGCAAACTTTAGTGCGCCTAATCCTTTTTGTTCAGCCATCAGTAATACCCACCTTTTTTCTGCTTGAAGTATATAATATCATCAGGTTCATCACTCGGCAGTCGTATAAACCCGCCCTGTCTAAATCTCATCAACGCCATGACGGTGGAGTCCACCAAGTCATCATGGCTCATAAACGGAAACCCTGCTATTTCTTCTACTAGTTCCTCTGCCCACCGTGTTTCGGGAACCCAACACAGACCTGATGATACAATATCCGTAACGGAGTTAAGCCTAGCTAGCTTATCACCAGATCCTCTATGGGGGGTGTATTCCTGTATCGGTATACCCATTCTCCTCATTTCTTGGTACAGAGCAGTTCCTGCACTCTTTTTCTCCACGATGAACGAATCAGGGTCCCATTCTCTGTACTCTTCCATAGCTAACTCTTTAAGTTCGGGGAACTCCAACCGTCGTTTTATGCTATTTAACAATATAATGTTATAATTGTCCACCTCTTCATTTAAAAATACACCCCACGTCGTCAGACCTGTGTAGTCTGCTCGGTTGTGTGTCTCTGCTGCGGCATCTAAAGACATTATAATATACTCACATATAGGAGGTTCTTCTTTTTTCCACATCTGCCACCATTCCCGTTTGACCAAAGCGGCTTCTTCTGCTGTCGGTTCCTGCTGATACTGGGCATTCCACTGAAACACAGGCATAGAAGCCTTGGTTCTAAGTAGCGCCTCAAGGTCAAAGAACTCAGGCCACAAAGGTTTCTGTACGGCTTCTTCTGTTTTTTTATCAATAGTATCCAGTATAGCGGGAAACTCGACCACCTCATACTGGTCAGACCGTTCATTCTGCCCCATGTCCCGTACAACACGCCCTGTCAAATCGTCCATATGCCAACGTGTCTGTATAATAGCTACCCGACCTCCAGGCATTAGACGTGTTCGCGCACCGAATGTGAACCAGTCGTACGCTTTCTCAAAGACTTCAAAGTTTCCGTTTATAACATCCTGCTCGGAATGGGGATCATCAACGAGCAAGAGGTCAGCACCACGCCCAGCAATAGAAGAACCAATACCACACGCATAATATTCACCTCCTGAGTTTGTGTTCCAACGTCCTGCCGACTTAGAGTCTACAGCCAAAGCCACTGTTGGAAATATAGATTGATACGTTTCTGTAGCAATTAAGTTACGCACTTTACGTCCAAAGTCCACCGCTAAGTCTGTTGTATGCGAAACCATCATAACTTTCTTGTTCGGGTTACGTCCAAGGAACCAAGCGGGAAACATAATAGAAACAAGCTGAGACTTTCCGTGCCTTGGAGGGATATTAACACAGATTCTGTCTTTTTTACCCTGCTCTATGTCCATGAGCATGTTTGCAAGTATCCTATGATGTTTCCCTACTATGTAATCAGGCTGCATATGCTTACAAAACTCTATTAAATCATCATGAGCTGCCTGATTGTGCTGTCTAGTAGCCAATTCATCGACCATTTTGTCAATTTCAGCCACTTCTTCAGGTGTATAATGGTCTAAATTGTCCAACATGACCTGAATATCCTCTTCAGAGAAGTCAAAAGCCTGATTATTCACCGTTTTTCCCGTTTTCACCGTCCAAACCTAATTCTTTATCTACATCTATGGGTTCACCGTCAATTACAGCCGCATCTTCGACTGGATTTACCAATTTTGCCAGTTTTGACCGCAATTTCTCACGTAAATCGTCCGTAGACTGGTGTGTTATGGTGACTTCCGACTTCTCAGCAAACAATCCTACGTCTGAAATCTTACCTAGAAGCTCTAAAGCACGTATACGCACTCTAGGATCAGGGTTTTCAGTCTCTTCTATCAGCTTATTTGTAACCAGATGCCGTATCTGGGTAGCGCTTTCGACTACAGAACGTCCAAACTCCTTCAAAATACTGTCTGTTAACACAAGTGAGGCGGGAGTTAAGGTTGAGATCTTCTTTTCTGTCGCTTTCTTTGAAACATCTTCAGGATCATCAGCGTAAGCAACGGATAATCTTGCGGCTGTGTCCTTATCTTCTTTGGTTGGTTCGAGGTCAATGCCATGTTCACCTAGTTCTTTCGCGGTACTTGCAGCGGCTGCGACACGGTCTTTCAAATCAGCCGAGGTCTTACCTTTTTTCATAGGAACGTTCAGTGCCTTGGAGGGATATTAACAC